TTCAAATCTTGGGAACTTAAAGTTGAAATGATATTCAAACCATTGTAAATCGAACTTACTATTATGAAATACTATTCTCTTAGTATCAAATATCTTTTGCATAAGAACTTCGACTTCTTCGTCAATTGCTTCACAGTCAACATAAACTCCATGGTCAGCTTCATAAGACATAGAGAATCCTAGCATATAGCCATCTCTACAATATAAAGCAGAAGTCTCACTATCTAGTGCGACATAATCTTTTGGGTCTGCTAATGCTTTATTAAGATAAACTAGTAGGTCACTTGTTTCCGTGATTCCATAACATTTATCTTCTCCGAGTCTTTCTTGTTTAAGTTCTCCGCTTACGTATTTCGATATACTCTCGACTGCACGCTCGAACTCTGTCTTTGCTTCTGGTTTGAACTTAATCATTGCAGGATTAATTAAACCTAAAAACTTAGAATCGCAAACTTTTCCATTGAACTCTGTTACTGATGTCTTTTTTGTATACATTTTGAAAGCTTCTGAACCTACAAGAATGAGCCATTCGTACGCATCAGTATCGATTTCTATATCCACATCTTTTTTCAAGACTTTTTTGATACTCGAATTTGAGCATAGAGCATATCGGTCTACCTCAAAATCAAAGTATCTATCCCAGTTGGTAGATGACATCTTTGTTTCTATTATTGCTACTGCCATTGTTTTAATTCCTCTAAAATTGATTGTTTTGCAGCAGAAGTGAAACACTCTGTTGAGCCATTGCCTACTAGTAATTCAGGTTCTGTTGCAAACTCTTTGTTGTTTTTAATAATTTGTTGTTCTATATAGTGGGCATGTCCCCAGCCTATGTTGTTTATTGTTAGTATTGTATCAAATTCATACTCAGGAAATCGTTTCTCTGGAGTCTTGACAGTAATACCTATCTTTATAAATTCGCCAAAATCTAAAAAGTATAATGTTGAATCTTCTTTTCTTGCACAGGCTAAACAACCTATGTCTTTATCTGTCCACGCATGAAAATGATGAGTGAACTCATGTCCTACAGGGCATACTACCTTTATAGTATCTTTAGCATCTGTAGGTTCTTTTAATACTGTCCAAGATTCATGTATATCTGCTCTTGAATATTCAGTCTGACGATGATTAACCATTCTCTTAGCTTCGGTTTGCATATCGCACTGCTTGTAGTTTCTGTAAAAACCTTCTACATCATATAACTTTCTTTGTATCTCAAACCATTCATCTTGTAGTATAGGAGTTTTATCTTCTATGTGTTTTTTCTTATACTCAAATAGTATTGCCTTAGCTAGTGGATGCCATCTCTTTCCACCTTTCTCCCATAGGGACGGCTTATGAAAAGTCAGATTGTATTTCTGTTTAGCTTTTCTAATTGATACTGGCGTTCTTCCTAATGTATCTGAGCAGAACTCTACATCCCACTCTTGTTCTTCACAAAAAGTATAATCATACTCAGTCCACAATTCATTTGTAGACCTGTTAGTAGCACAATTTTTATAGTTATTCGCCATATAATTTCTTCTTAAGTCTGTCTATCTGGTCACGATTTAAGTTACCAGGATCTGTATTTAGTGGTAAAGTTACTATCCTTGCTGACATATCTAGCTTTTCAGCTAAACCTTTGGCAGCTTCTGCAGCTCTGCTTCCTGCTTCGTCTCCATCAAACATGATGTCAACTCCTTGTACTCCCTGCATTTTTAATAAAGATAGCTTTACCCAATTCACTTGTTGCGTTCCAAAACAGCAAACAGTATTCTTTAGACCTTTGTCCCATAAGTTGAGAGCATCGAATATGCCTTCCACTAGAATAACTCTGTTCTGAATTGGTTTTACCTTGGCAGGACAAAAGGGCATTTCTGCCCCGCCAGGATAGATATAGTACTTCGATTGTCCCATACCTGCTTCACTGATTAATCTTCCGATTAAGGCAACAGTTTTTCCTGTGATATTACGGATTGGAAAGACAATTCTGCCCTCAAACTTAGGAGTGTTCCAAGTGAACGCATCCCATATCTGTAGAGTTTCCTCTGAGATATTTCTTAGCGGTCCACCTGCCCATCTTATTCTCTCCTTAGGTAATTGAATACCTACTGTTTGAGACTTGACTTTCGTAATTCCTTCACGAATACGATGGAGCCTTACTTCTAAAGGGCTAGAAGGTGCTCCAAAGTATGTAAACAAATTTCCTTTAAAACCACAGGAAAAACAGTTGAATACGCCAGTAACTCTATCCACTCTCATGCTTGGATTAGTGTCGTCATGTTCTGGGTTAAGGCATTTAACTTTAGCGTCTTTACCACTAAGTTGATAATGTATTCCTTTTTCCTGTAAAAGTTCTTCTGCTGTCATAATTATATATATTATATCAAATTTTTAACCCCGTGTCAAGGATTATTTTTGTTATGTGACTTATTATTTCCACTTAGCGTCATCTTTGTTATGTTTCCATTTTAGTTTATCTCCAATGCGTTCGAACTCTCTCATATCCATACCACTTGGGTCAACCTCATGTTCGTAGTATCTAGACTTCCAAACTAGTTCTGCCATCTGGAACCAGACTGCTATTGACTTGTCTCTAAAATCTGTGTCTCCCCATAGGTAATATAAAAGCCACCACTCCTGATCGAAGCGGCAGACTCTTATTTCTTGGTTGTGTATCTCTGGAAGGTCCAATGCGGCTCTCATTCGTTGAGAGCCGGCAATGGGGTACCAGTTGGGCATGCACAGGATGGGAGATTTGACCCCATGCTGCCTCAAGCTGTCTATTAAAGGTTGGTTAGGCGGAACATTTGCTATGTTCTCTTTTACTTTATCTTGCTCTAACATCCAACCTATTGTTCTTACATACCATGTATGTGGTGGTAACGGTATTAGTTCAGCAGTTTCTCTACTTACTCTATCATCCGCCATCGTTCATCTCCTTGTATCTTTGTGTCCATTCTTCTTCATAGATTAATCTAAATTCTTCTAGTGAAGGAATTGGTACATGTTCTAGTTTACTTACTTGTCTTATATGTCTAGTGTAAGCTATTAATAATTGATCTTCTGTGTATAGTATCATTGTTTTCTCCATATTTTATAAATTTTACCGTCTCCGTGCACACTAGGTACTTCGTCATAATATCCTCTAATTTTAGCAGGATTATGCCATTCAACTAATAAATGTATTCTACTAGTGTTTCCATTAACTACGGAGTGGGTAACGGCATTATCCACTTCATATATGTTTCCTATGTCTAAGTGTCTTGTTTCTTTGCCCACTGTAAACATACAATCTTGGTTTGTTGTAATAGGAACATGAACATCATGATTATGTACTACAGATATTCCTCCGTCAACATGAGGCTTTAGCTGCCCTTGTGGTCTAAGTCTGGCGAATAATATACTGATATACTTTCCATATCCATAGTGTTCATACAACTTGCGATATAATATGTCAAACCAGTATTGGTCATAGTACTTATCATAAAATTCTGTTCTTGTTGCTGGCATATGTGGTCTGCCTTTTGCATATTGCCACATTACAGGAATAGTGTCACAATCTTCAAATATTGTTAGTTCTGTTTTCCTTTGTACTCCTGTAGGATTATCCCAGTCTGCTTCATCAAATTCTATTGGATATGGTATTATATTATCTATCTGTCGAATTGATGCCATCTTGTAAAATCCTTTTTATAGAAAGTATATATTAAACTTCCTATTTTATCTCTATCAAACTCTGGAATGTCTACTCCTTTTCTAAGATGTTGGGGCATTACATCTAGTGCTACCCATATACTATCATCTTCTAATCTAAGTACTCTGACTTCAGGTTCTCTGTAATACATCCATTGTGGTTTGAAAAAGTTAGCAAACTTCTTAAAAGAGTTTTCATATTCAAACTTATCATTATCAAAAAAGTTAAGACTAGGTAAAGTTGATAATGCTTTTATTGTCCAATCTTCTAAGTCTGTTTCAATCATTCCTAACATTAGAAAATGTTTATATATACTAACCCATCTATCAATAGGATGTCTAATCATTGTAATATATTTATAATCTGGAAACTGTACATATGCTTCATCATATGTGAAGTGCCAGTCTGTTATATCCTTTCCCTCTTTTTTATGATGAATTATAAAAGGATGATTAGAATGTCTGAGTACAGCATTGATTTTGTATTGATGCTTTAACCCCTGAGTGACAGATGTTCCTCCGCACTTTGGAATGTGTATAAAACATCTATTGCCTGGAATTATCATAGTCTTTCTATAACTTCTTCTACATCACAAGGATTATTCCAATCCAATGTAATTATGTTTCCAGTATATTCTTCTGCCCATTCATCATATCTATTACATAAATCAGTTAAGTAGTTATCTGTAATTCCTACTTCTTTTTCTCTCGCTCTTTCTTTTTGTCTTTGTATCGAAGTTTCAGGACTTACTTTTAAATATAATATTACTCTAGGTTTTGGTTTATGTAGTGCCTTGTACAGCATATCACAAACATTCCAATCTTTATAACTTAAGTCTCCTCTAGCAGTGAGCATATTCTGAAATATTTTATCTTCAAAGATTGTTCGGTCTTGTATTCCCCCGAATCTACTAAGAATTAAACATCCCTTTGCTCTTGCTGTCATCATATACACTTGCATATGAAAAGCCCACCTAGCATTATCTTTATAGAAGTCTGCTAGGTATGGGGAGATAGGCTCTTTTATATAAGCTATGTCTAAAGCATCGCCTAATTGTCTGGCTAAAGTTGTTTTTCCTGCGCCCATAGTACCTGCTATTCCTATATAGTTTACCATGGCATGTCGTCTACCTTTTCTGCTGTTCCCATAGTTTCTTTCATTTCAGCTTTCTCGTCTGGGTCTAGCGCAGTATGAGGTCCAACCTTTAGTGTGTTCCAATCCATCTCTGAGGTAAAGCCTGCAACTTTTGCATTTCTTCTTTTCTTGCAGGAAAACTTCATACAATCTGATTGATCAAAATGGTCTATACTATAGAAAGCATCTACAGCATTGTCGACATTCGTTGAAAATTTAGCAGAACCATCTGCTTTAGTTTGAATTGCTGTAACAGTAGTAGTATCATACTCCTGTGCCAACGTTTTAAAATATTTAGATATCTCTATCTGTTCTGTCCAGTCGTATTGACCTGCCTTTTGATTATTACTTCTTTTTACTTGGTTGAGATAATCAATAATAATTACACCTGGATTATGTAATTTCTGTAAGTTCTGTCTTACAACACTAGCAATTTTTGCTGTGGTAAGGGCTGGGTCATAATAAATTTCTATCTGTGGTTTAGAGTAGTCAATTCTATTTCTAACTAACTCTTTATGGAACTCTTTGAAGTTAGCTTTCTCTAAGTTATCATACTTTGCTAATACTTCTTCTCCATCTACGAATCTTCCTGCCCACCATTCTCCTACTTTATTCCACTCATGTGGCTCTAAGTTTTGGTGGATTAATCGGTTAGCGTTTACTTCGGTTTCAATCGCTACTATTCTTTGCAGAATATCTTTACTGTTCATTTCTATTGTGAAATACAAAGCACTACGACCTTGTTTTCTTACTGTACTTGCAATATTACAGCATACTAAAGACTTACCACCACCTGATGTAGCACCGAGCATGATAAGTTCGTCTGACTTGAATGAATATTCTAAATCGAAGTCTTGATTCAGTCCTAGACTTATTCGTTTCTTGTATGTTTCATCATCGTCAAACAACTCAATAGTTTCCATACTCTCATTTGCATCTTGAGTATCTACTTTATCTTCTACAGACACGACTATTTCTTGAAGTAAATCAATGTTTTCTCTTGCGTCTGATATTGCGATTTGGTTATCTATGTATGACTCGATTGAGCCTAAGATTTCTGATTGGGTAAATTGGTTCTTGAGATAGTCTAGCAATAAGTCTGCCTCGACATCTGTTTCCACAGTTTCGATAGCGTATATTTTCTCTTGTAGTTCAGCAGAACGAACTTCTAGTTTTAGTTCTTCAAATGTTGGTAGATTTTTATATTTAGCTACATGCTTATCTACAATATTCCATAACTTTCGGTACTCTCCTTCAGGTAGGTAATGTTGTTTTAAGCCGTTCCAAGTATCAAAATCGCCAAGCGACAAGATTTGCTTCAGTAATGCACTTTCTAGTGTCAAATTGAATCTCCCAAGACAATTTAGTGGTTAAAAGATACGAAAGGCTCCGTAGAGCCTCTCGCGAAGGTGAAAAGGTTAGATTAACCTATTTCTTTTTTAGCTGCGCCATTGTAGTCGCTGCATTGTAGACCTCTTCTAGTAAGCATTGTTTTCACGCCTCTTACTGTTTTGCCGATTGTGTCAGCAATAGCATCTACAGTCATACCGTCGATGTCTAGGTCTGCTAAAGGATCAGCTTTGCTTGAACCTTTAGTTTCTTTTTGCTTAGGAATCGCGTTGATTTCCCCAGCTCTAAGTAAAGATAATGCTTTTCCTCTGATAGAGTTTACACTTCTACCTAAGCCTTCAGCTATATCTTCAATGAAAGCTCCGTCGTTTACCATTGAAACGAATTGGCTTTCTTCTTCCTCGTTGTAAGACTTAACAGTCTCAACTTTAGGAGCAGGTTTAACATGTTCTGTTAACTGCATAGAAAGAATTTTACCTTGAATTGACTTAGCACTAAAGTGTCCGCCTTCAAAGTTTGCAGCGATATCTGCGTATGTGTATGAGCCAGAGTTATCTGTCACGAAGTTACTTAAAGTAGCTTCTTGCTCATCTGAGAAAGATTTAGTAGCTGAAGCTGAAGCTAGTTCAACATCAAAACCCATCTTTCTTAATTTGCTAGATACACTTCTTACTGAAGTTTCTAACTGTTCTGCAGCAGAAGCTACAGTTGCCTGTGATACAGGGCTTTCGTCACCGACAAAAGAAGTCAATTCTGAAGTTCTTTCATCTGTCCATTTTGGTAATGCCATTTTATTAATCCTCTAATAAATGTTTTAGGTTAGTTATAATATTAACACCTCGGTCACGAGCTGTCTGTGTTTTTGCTGACTCGATTCCAGACTCATTAACCAGATGAGTCACATCTTTTGTCAGACTTGATTTTACGACAAATCCATATTGACTAAGCACTTGCTCTGCATGAGCTTTAGTTTTATAACTTTTAAGTCTACCACTAATACACACAACTCCTGAAACCTTTGTTTTTTCTAATATTTTATTTGTCCATTTGAAAGGTAGTGTGTTGTTGTAGTCGTCTAGGTAGTATTCAGTCTCTAACCAGTTAATTAGATTAGCAGTTGCTTTCGGTCCAATGCCCGCTTCTGCACAAGTCTTCTCGCTTATATCTTCAATATGAGATATACTATTGCATAATTTTTGAGAAGCTGATCGCCCGATAAGCGGAATCGAAAACGCTGGTAGTAATTTAACCAACGGTAACGATTCAGAATTACGAATCTCTGTCCAGAGTTTCTCTCCTAATCTAACTGAACCTAGTCTTGCCTGTAAATCCTCTACAGTTAATTCATATAATTCAGCGTAGTCTTGGATGTTCAGCTTACTTACAGCTGCAGGTCCAAGTCCTTTTATCTTTAGTGTGGAAGCGAAGTTAACCACTTTCTTGTCCCACTGTGATGCGCAAAGGTCGTTTTTACAGAATAACTGGTCATTAACGAACTCTAAGACACTGTCACACGAAGGGCAGTTAGTCGGTGGTATAATTTGTTTCACTTACGGTTTCCTTTCTAAATATATAATATATTATACAAAAAGTTTGGGCATCTGTCAAGAACTATTTTTTGTTTGGTACACCCAAACTTCACTTCAGAGTATCGATTACTCCTCATAGATGTGAGTATCTTCAATATACTTTCCCTTATTTCGGTAATGAAACCATAATGCTTTAACTTTTTTAACTAAAGACTTTATCCAATTTTTTATCATATATATCCTTTATAATTCTCTCTGCCATTAACTTATTGCCTTCCTCTAGTGGATGGTCTTTTGGTCCAAATGGCACCTTGTGTCTTTTGCACATATCATAGAAACCTTCTTCTTTCATGTGCGGTAATTCTCTATACCAATCTTTTAATTTCATAGTGTTCTGCGACCACACTACATTAGCCCCTTCTTGCTGTGGGTCATCTATATGTTTTAGTGCTACTTTTATTTGTCCATCACTTAAGTTATAAAATAAGTATGGTATTCCATGTGCTTTGAGTATATACTTTACTGATAACATGTATTGCATACTCCATCTTAAATTATATACTGGGTATCTAACATCTCTACCATAGCCCTCTACTCCTGCGTGCATTTTTCTATCCATGTCTTGGTGAAAGAACATTCGTGAATCGTGGCTAAGTTTAAATGGATGTTTCGATTCGCATCTGTGAGACATCCAAGCAGCTTGTCTCCAAGTGTTAGTGGTTGGATTTATATATTCAAATCTATTTATTCCAGACCATACTATAATAGCTAACTTTATCTTAACATTTTGTTTTACAGCATAACGTTCAGCGTCTAATTGTACCTCTCCTGCTAAGCCTTTCTCTGAGCAGATATCATCTATAACTACTCTTGATATTCTATCATTACTTCCACCTACTTTAGAGTGCCTTAGCCAAGGCTGTCCAAAGTGTGTAGATACTATTGAAGGGAACTGGTCTTGTCTTCTCTTTATTTCCATTCCCTGTACAAAGCTACATCCATTCCAATAAATCAAAATACTTTTACTCCATACTTCTTTTCAAACTTTAATGCTTGTTCCCAATTATTTACCATTGGTTGTCCTTTAATATTTAAACTTGTGTTTAATAACATCGGCACTTTAGTAACTTCGTAGTATTGTTCTAGTATGGGTCGCAGTGCTGACTTACTATTTGCTTTAACAACCTGTACTCTCGCTGTTCCATCACAATGTGTGACTGAAGCGTAGTCATGTTTTGCTTTCGCCACGAACTGCATATACTCATTAGTATATCCTTCAAAATATTCATCTACAAATTCCTCCAAAATCGCTGGTGCGAAAGGACGAAACTTTTGTCTGCGTTTAATGGCATTAACGGTATCTTTAATGTCGTAACGCACATCACCAAGCAAACTCCTATTACCAAGTGCACGAGGTCCAAATTCTGCTTTTCCATTTGCTACTCCTGCTACTTTATTATTTATTAATTCTTCAACTACTTTTATTGGATTTAATTCTCTTTCTATATCGAATCCAAGAAAGCAATCATCATATTTGATTCTTTGTTTTGTATGTGCTAGAATTGCTCCTAGCGAACTCCCAGCATCTCCTGGGCTTGGAAATATCCACATATCATCAAAGAGTGGTCTTATTTTTGAATTTGCCACACAATTTAATGCTACTCCACCTCCATAAACTAATTTACTTCCATACTTTCTAGCCTTACGCATGATATCTAATATCTCGCTTTCTATAAACAACTGTGCTGAAGCGGCTATATCTTCAGGTGTACTCCAAAACCATTTCTTTAATGGTATTCCTTTATGCAGATTTGTGTGCATTATGTCTCCCATATCTACACAGGGCGTTCCATACGCTGCCATACCCATTGTTATGTATTCATCTTCGTTTGGTTTTAATCCGATGCGTTTCGTGATAGCACTATAGAATAATCCTAGGGAGTCTGGATATGTTCGACTCCATACTTTCTCTCCATCTTTCCATATACTTGCTGTATCGTACTCACCGATTGCATCTATTACAACGCATACTACATCATCTTTAAAAGGAGCAGTATAATATCCTGCTGCCATATGACTCTCATGATGTCCTACAAATGTATCGTATTCTTCGCCATTGATAGTGGCTTTTTGACCATTCTTTAATCTACGCATATTCTTCAAGTCTGTATCTTCATAGAATATACTAAGGTCGTGTCTTGCTTTTAAGAAGTCGGGAACATACCTTTCGTTCTTTACTCCTGTATATCTCTCGGCGTGTGTAGCAAAGAGTATTTGATTATTATTTACTACAGCTACAGCTGCATCGTGAAAACCTTCACTAATCCCTAAATATTTCATGCTTCTTGGGGAAGTCCTCCAGTATTTTTGAGTCCATGACAAAGCACTCGGTGTGTCCACCGAAATGATGCTGTGTCTTATGTCTGTCCATTTCATATTTCTTGTGTAGCTTCTGCTCCCATCTCCAGCAGTCGTATATCGTCCCGCTCCATATTCTCTGTATTCTGATGTCGTAGTTCGTAAAGCCACGCCCTCTTTTTACTACGTCTTTGAATGTTCGCCCTTTTGCGATGCCGACCTTTATTGTTTCTCTTTCCCATGTTGCCTTGTTTACAAGGATAACTCCATAGAGCACTCCTTCTTTATCCTTTTCCCACGGATGATTGTCGAAGTAAGTTTTGTTATAAACTCCTCCACTCATGTGTTATCACTATCTCTATATTTCAGCATAGATTTATCAAAGTGGTTTAGTGCAGTTCTTTTGAAAGACCACTCTAAAAGTTTACTTATAATATCACTTATGTACTTCATTCTTGAAAGCTCCCTTCTTGTACTTTATGTACAGACTTCCACGCAACTTTCTTCGCATATTTTAATTCTATACACTTGTCACATTTATCACAAGGTAAGTACTTACCATTGCTCATTAAATCTAATTCACCAGTACAACTCCACACCATTTCCAATAACTTTGGCTCGGCTTTCAGCAACATTGCCACAAGTTCGGACTTCTGCATCCATTCAAAAGGAAATACATTAGTAGGTAGTTTAATTATATGGTGTGGTTTAATCCCGTGTGGGTCTAGCGTCTGACTCCACCCACAAGCTATTGCTCTAAATGGAAACTTTAATTGTAATCTCTGCCTAAATGAATCATCAGAGTTTGCTCCCCATATAATAGCTTTGAATCTGACAAAGGGATTGCCAACCATTAGTGTAGAGATAGCAGATAGATGTTGTAAAACTGGATAGTTGTTTTTTCTATTTTGTTGAGGCATATTAGCTTCGTCTACTAGAAGTCTAACACCCATATAGTCGGCCTGTTCTTGGGCAGCTGCTAATTGTGCATCTGCTACGTTTCCCCAACCTTCTTTATTATATAAATGTAAAGCAACAGGGGTATATCCTTTGGCGACTGCATACCATAGAGCTGCAGCACATTCTAGTCCACCACTAAGGTTTACTATTGCGTCTATATCATCTCTAATTTTTTCAGCCATTTTATCTTATTCCTATCTCTGTTAGTTGGTAATCTATTACATGTTGCACAAATTGGATTTGCTGCACGATTACCTTCCCATAATTCTTGTTTTAACTTCTGTAGTTCAGGATTGTGTTCCCATACATTAAAGAAGTTATCTGTTTTAATATTTCCAAATACATTAGTATCTGTCCAATCATTACAGCACATTTGTATGCTGCCGTCCCAATGAATCCAACCTTTAGTCTTAGGTAGAATACATACTTCATTAATAGCTGACCTATCTGTAGCAATACGATTATAAATATCACTTCTATTAGACACTTGAATTGGAGTCTCTCCCCATTCCTCTGGCTCTATACTTTGGTCCCAGTATCTATGTTTTGCTCTAGGCATCAGCTTTTTACGTTCTTCCATTTGTTCTTTAGATTTATAACTATTAATTATTAATGTATCAAACAAGTTAAAGTACTGCATCTTTTGTTCTAATTTATAACCATTAGTTAAGATTCTTGTTCTATATGTTCTATTATCGTGATGTAATATTAAGGCGAGAGTGCCAAAGTCGGGATGCAGAGAGTTTTCTCCTCTGCCTGTGAAACATATTGTCCCTTTAAAACTATGTAGTGTTGATACAAACTGTTTAAATAAGTCAATAGACATATACTCCTTTGCATTAGGATATCCACTACTACGAGGGCAGTAGTTACATGTTTCGTTGCAGATGCCTGAGACATCTATGTTAATAAGTATCGGGCTCATATACAAATATCCAATTCTTTCTTCCTGCTGAGTCTGTGTTTGTGCCTACTTCTTTGAAACCAAAGTCTAAGAAAGGTTGTTTGCCTCCTTCATAAGTTATTTCTAACATCATTCTAGGACTTCCATAGTTTTTCATACAGAACTTCTTGCCTTCAGTCAAATCTCTAGTAGTACATCCGCCTTTGTATTCAGACATCCACGCCTGTCTACGGAACGCAGGATATTCATATATAGTTCCATCATCTCCTTTAAATTTCTTTTTATAGCATAAAGCATTGACTCCAATCATTTCACCATTCTCATACCACATCATATAATATTGATGCTTGTCGTATTTATCTTCTAAGTCTTGATAGCATACTTTGTTTTCTACAATGAATCCTTGTATTCTTAGTTGTATTACGCGATAGAGTTCATCAACAGTTAACTGCTGATAATGTTTAATTTCACAAATCATACTCTTTTTACTATTCTCGGGATTATTTCTCCACTTCTAATTACTTCTACATCACAACCTATCTCTAACCCCAATGCATCTATATAAGCTATATTATGCAGAGTTGCTCTAGAAATAGTTGCTTCTCCAATCACACAGGGCTCTAAGATTGCAACTGGTGAAACAGCACCTGACTTCCCGACATTCCATTCAACGTCCAAGAGCCGAGTAACTACTCCAGCTTGTCTTGTCTTCAGAGCGAAAGCTCCTCTAGGATGATGTGATGTGTAGCCTAATTTTTCAAAATATATATTAGAGTCGACTCGTACAACTTTACCGTCCTGAGGAAATTCATTCCAATCACTTTGTGTGACAGTATTAAATCCCATATCTTTTACCATAGTCATATCCCCAATCCAATCAGCACAAATTGCTGGTTGAATACCATAAGATATAAATGTAAGACTACGGGATTTAAATTCTTCTAAGTCTTTTAGATTCAAAGCACCACTTGCATAATTTCTAGCATTTGGTATTGTTTTGGGAGCAACGACTTCTCCAGTAATCTGTTTGATACCTTTACTCCATATTCTATTTGGCACTAAAGACTTAATTTTATCAGTAATATCTAGACCTTCCCTACCATCTCCACGAGTGAGAGCCTGTGACAATACGCCGTCTACATAAGTTATAGACACAGCTGCACCGTCCATCTTGGCAGTCATTACATGTGGTTGATTGGTGTCCCAATTTGGTTCTTCATCTTCGCCTATAAAGACTTTTTGAAGTGAATACATTGGGTAAGGATGTTTGTATCTTGTACCTTCTAGAGTATGACCGACTTTATTCTCAAGTTCAGTATTCTCTACAAGTCTATCATATACATCGTCAGGCAACTGTGAGTTCCCTTCAGCATACATTCGATTACAATATTCTAGGTATTCTGTCTTATTCATACATATATTATACAGAAATTCTAAGGATTTGTCAAGTATTATTTTTGTGGGCTATAGGTATATCTTATCTAATACATCTTTGAAATGAGTTTCAAGAACAGACTTAACTTCGGAGATAGATAATATCTCAACTAATCCCTCAAATAACGCCTTGCTATTATTAAAGTCTATTGGTATAGCTATGCCGTCCTTTGTTGGCTTCCATTCTTCGTCAAAGTCTAGGTAATATTTCCTAATATGTAAGTACTCAGTATTACGAAAACTATTTACAGTAAGGTAAACTCTCTCGTGTTTTTCTTCATTGTAATGTATTAGTTTCTCGTATACTGGAGGTGCATTATGTAGTTCTATCATTCTTTAATATCGCTGCTAAAGGTACAATAGAAGTCACATTCTCAGGTACTAGAAGTCTGTAGCTATCGCAATCCCAACAAAATAATAATACTTGGTTGTTATTTGGTTTAGCCCTATTTCTTTTAGTCTGAATATGCTTGTTGTCAAAGTCCATGGTGCAGACATTATACTTCATTCTGCGACTGTTTTGACTACGATAAGTAATGATAGCATCGCCTGCATTACTCACATTCTTTATAAAGTCATCTTTCTTCATGCGTTTCCTTGTGGGTTGTTAAAGTCCTTTAGCGTCCCAACAATGGTATCGTCTTGCAAGGTGATTCTACAAGATAAAAGAAGACCCAGCCTGCGAACAGACTGAGTTCTTCAAGGGGTAAAGTTAGTCGTTCAGTTCGTTAATTAACTGTGCGAAATACTGAGCTGCTTTACCAGTAAGTTTACTGATAATAGCCGCATCTGGCTCTTTTCCAGCGTCTTGGATAGCACCTGTGAGTTCTTCCTGTGCACCTGCAACAGAGACTCTAGTACCACCAGTTCCACCTGATTTGCCACCAGCCGCAGGAGTTTTCTTTACATAAACTCCAGCTTTTGTTAAAATCATTCTGACTCCATTTGGACTCTCGTTTATGTCGTCAGCAATCATCTTTACAATTTCCATACTTGTTTCAGGAGTAGGTTCCTCTGCAGTATACATCTCTACTGCCTGAGCTTTTAGTTCGTCTGTCCAAGCCATTTTTCTTTTCCTTGTTAAATTATATTTTGTTTTGTATTCGGCAAGAGTATAAGTATTACGGTAGCCAGGAGCCCAACCTGTGGCTTCTAGCATTTGTGTATAAAACCTATCGCTCATTGCTTATTTCCTTATTATAAATATATTATACTAAAGATTTAAGCAAGAGTCAAGAACTAAATTTTATAAGCTATATCCGAATGTGAGAATATCTTCCTTATACAGGTCAGCAACACTAGTACGAGTCTTAAGTGTATACCAATTGTTCCACATGGGTGCTATAAATAGCTTGTCCAAAATGGAAGTATCTTTTACAGGTAATTCTAATTCCTCTAATTCATGTTTCCAATCTTCTAATCGGATTAAGACATCCATATCTTTATACATCTCTTTTTGTGATTGCATTGGGTTAGCTTGAAGCCATTCATCAAAACCAATATAGTTCAAACTGTTCTGATATTCAGTCACAGCTCTTTCGTAGGGGTTTCTAATCACCCCAATCTTAGTTTTATTTGATACCAGATATAAACTCTGACTCATAACTTAATTCCCTCGCTAATGCTTTGCAATCTTCAATTGTATGTTTCTTCCTAGTTGGAGATAGCTCCATGCCATCCAACTCATCCAACTTATCAAGTAAAGCTTTTAATTTAATGGCACAGTCGATTCTGTTGTGTGTCATTTGAAGTTCCTTTTCAAAGATTCTAATTTATCTTCAAGTTCTGCTAACTTACCTATTTCTTGGTCTAAAGTTTCAATGATATCTCCATGCTCTGCTAGTCCAACATGTGAACCTAATAACACTTCTATATTCATTTTGTGTGCTTCTATGCAACCTTCATATAGTTTTTCTATTGCAGTAACTATTCTTCCTCTATAATTGCTCATCCTAATAATCCTAATACAAAGTTCCTAATGAACCTTTCTCTGTGCCTACCGACATCTAAGGCGGCAAACATTAATAACGGAGTCAA